CTGGGCGTAGGAGGTTTTGAATGAATCTGATAATGATTGAACAGTCTAAATTCTACAGGGAGCATCCTCACGGATACAATCTGGCCCCATTCATTCTCGAGAATGTTAATGTTTATTCGGGAGCAGATCCTGGTACAGGCTGGGGCGACGTCGATTTTTCCCGCTTCGGTGTCCCTGGAGGCTCAGCGGACAGAATTCATGAGAATCTGACAGAGGCCCAGGTGAAGGTTCTTCTACCACTGATGGGTCATCTTTTCTGGGTCGACGTGAGAAGCGAAGATCTGTTTTATGTGATTCCGGACAAAAATTCCCACCGCCCGGTACCATGTATTACAGACAGTCAAACGGAGGCCGTGAAGCGCGGCAGGCCTGAAGCAGCTGTAGAAATATATCTCGAGGATCTACGCGACCGCACCGCCTTGGCCAGCATCAATGCGGCATATCATCACTGCCGCAAGAACAACTGCGTCAGCGCAAAGGCCGTAGCCGAATACGCCTACGATCTTGCGGATGCAATGATCGAAGCAAGGGACGGACAGTGAAGAGCCTGTCCGTCATTGCCATCACCAACGGGAGAAACATCAGATTCCCCGCAATCTCGAAAGCCGCTGAGCAATTTCATGTGAGCCCATACAGGATCCTCACATGCTGCTTTACAAACACTCCGATAACCGACGGGGTGTACTTCGATTTCGGGACGGACGTGACGGATCAGGAAGAGCATCTGGCCTACATCTCCTGGCAGAAGACCAGGAAGACCAGCAAGACAAGGAGAATTGTGCATGGGAAGCTTAAGAAAGAACTGTAAGACCTACGGCTGCAGGAATCTTCACAACAACAGATCCGGCTATTGCGATGACTGCATGGCCAGATATGCGCTTCTTCATCCGAAGGAAGACAAGAAGGACGACCGGCCAAGCGCAGCTGAGCGCGGGTATAACTACCGCTGGCAGAAGTTCTCGAAGTTCTTCCTGATGGCTCATCAGGAGTGTGCGATCTGCGGCGCTCCGGCCACCTGTGTGGACCATAAGGACATGCCGGCAGACGTGATGCTGGAATCCTACGGCGGAACCTTCGACTATGACGAGAGCCACTATCAGGCGCTGTGCAACAGATGCAACGCCAGGAAAGGAAAGACGGAAGACAAGCAGATGCGGGCCAAGTATGAGGCCGATAAGGCCAAGCTCGGCATCTGAGGGAGGGGGCTCACCCGGGGGTGGGTCCAGAAAAAACGCGAATGCGCAAATTACCGGTGCAGTTAGGTCGGAAAATTGCGCAGGGTACTTTTTAGGAGTTTGTTTATGCCAAGTGCAGCATTGAAAAAAGCTGACAGTATAAATATGCAGCCAAAGAAATTGAAGACAGTAAAGAAGACTCAGAAAAACGGGTCGGCTATAGAATGGTCGGTAAAAGACAACTATGTAACCAAGGGGTACGCACCGAAGTGGCTGCCGCCCAAAGGGCAACATCATTACCGGAAACTCGTCCAGAGCCTGAAGGATGCCGGTCTCTACAATCCTCTGGACACAGGACTCATCGAGCAGGCGTCCGCCGCCTATGCGGAGACCAGAGACGAGGCTCTCACATTCAAGGAAAGGCAGTCCGCCCGGGATCAGTATGCCAGGCTTGTGGCCCAGCTCGGAGAGCGCGGAGGGGTCAAAGCCCCCGTCGAAGAGGACGGATCAGAGGATGATCTGAAGGAGTTCATTCTGAGCTGATGATCCAGCGCCGCATATCCCAGACCATGCAGAATAGCCTCCATGAGTTCTTTGTCGCCCAGTACAAGAAGTACCAGGCATCAATCCATACCGGAAGCCGCAATGCCGGCATCAGTGAGATCCGCATGGTGGAGAGACAGGAACATGATCTTGAGAGGGATTTCGGATGGCACTTTGACCTTGAGGCCGCCACTCGACCGCTGATCTGGTTCGCGTGCAATCTGAAATTCCCCTCCGGAGACCGCAAGGGCGAGAACCTGAAGCTGTCTCCTTGGCAGATTTGGATCACTATGGTGCTCTTCGGATGGGTGAACCGGAAGAACCAGAGGCGCTACATCGACGCCTATATTGAAATAGCCAGGAAGAACGGAAAGAGCGCATGGGCCGCAGCAATCCTCTGTTACCTGGCATTCGCCACCGGAGAGGGTAACGGAAATCCATGTTACATCGCGGCCACCACGCTGGACCAGGCACAGGAATGCTTCGACCGCGCCAGGGATGAGCTCCCGCCCGGAGCAGGCGTGAACATCACAAACAGCAAATACAACAAGACCATATACGATACATCCGGAAGGATCCAGGCAGTAACCGCCTCCCCGAAGGACGGCAAGCTGCCGCACGGTACCATCATCGACGAGTATCACCAGCACAAGGACAATGAGCTGGTCAATTCATTCATCTCCGGAAATGTCTCCGATCCGAATGCCATGACGCTGCGCATAACCACAGCCGGAACAGATCTGAACGGAGTCTGCAAGGAAGAGCACGACAAAGGACTCCGCGTACTGGACGGTGAGCTGGAGATGGACCGTTATTTCTTTGCTATCTACTCCATCGACGAGACCGATGACCCGACAAATCCGGCCGTCTGGGCCAAGGCGAATCCGAATCTCGGGGTGTCGGTTGACATGGAATTACTTAATGCAAGATTCGAGTACAGTAAATCCTCCGCCAGCGACATGACGACGTTCAAGACCAAGAACCTGAACGTGTGGTGCCACAGCCTCGCGCGATGGGCGAATATGCAGATCTGGACGGAAAAGTGCACAAGTGCCTCACATTATTGGCTCAAATTTGACAATTCTCTCGACGGTCGCTTATGTTATGGCGGTCTGGACCTGTCGAGCAACTCGGACTTTACTGCAATTACTTTGGATTTTCCGATGGAAGAAGGCAAGCATGTGCAGCTTACCCATTGCTGGATAGCCGACGACATGAAGGACACGATCGCCAGACAGTGCCGGATTCCTCTTGAAAGATGGATCCAGGCGGGCTGGGTTACAGCTACTCCCGGCGCGACGATCGACTATGAGTACGTCAGGGAATACCTGACGGACGCATACAGCCGGTACCAGCTGGAGTACATCGCAGCTGACCGCTGGAAGATAGAGGAGCTGGTCAGAATCATGCCCCCGTGGTTCGTGGACGTAGCCTACGAATTCAGCCAGGGACTGAAGACAATGAGCCCCTCCATCAAACAGTTCGAGCGTGCCTACCTGGAGGGCAACGTCTACGCACTGGACAACGAGTGTGTCAGCTGGATGATGAGCTGTGCAGAGATCTTCCAGGACACGACGGGGAACATCAAGCTGGTGAAGCCCAAACGTCGTACCGAGGCCAGAATCGACGGAGTAATCACGTCGGTGATGGCTTTGGATTGTGCAATCAAGCATGATGCGGAGCCGGTGGGCGACGTGTCCAACCTTATAAGCTTCTTCTGATGAGGAGATCAACATGGGAATTTTCAAGCGAAGGGTCAAGGAATCCGGTGGAAACAAGGGCCTGTTTCTGGTGAGAGGCAGACGCACCGTAGTGTCCGGACTCGGAGAGCTGGGCAACTCCGCATTCTGGAGCTGTGTCCTGCAGCTATCCGTCCTGTATGCGACACTTCCGTGGGCAGCCTATTCCAAAGACAGGAACGGCAACCGCAAGGATGCCTCGCTTGTCGCCCGTCTGATCCTGGAGAAGCCTAACCGCTGGATGACGAGCTATGAGTTCCGCTTCATGATGGGGATGAACTTCGAGATGCACGGCGCCGCCTATGCCATCATAGTGCGCACGCCATCCGGAGTCCCGTCCTATCTGATACCGGTCTCCACGGGTGCGGTCTTCATCACATTCAACGACAACGGCGACATGATCTACCGCATCGACGGCAAGACATATTCCCAGGATGACATCCTGGCCATCAGGAGATCCCCCAGCGGATTCACTTCCGTCCTGTCTCCGGCAATCTTCGCCAAAGACGATCTCGATCTCGAGAAGAAATGCAAGGAGATGCAGAGCGAGTACTTCGACGGCGCCAGCGTGATCGGAAACCTGATCAAGGTCCCGAGCAGCCTGACTCCGGAGCAGAAGGATCAGATCAAGACCGGATTCGACACCACCAACGGTTTCAGGAACATAGTCATCGACAACCGCGTGGAGGTCACTCCCATCCAGGTCAACAGCGCCGACGTCTCCAAGCTTGTGGAGGCACAGAAATGGACAGCCAGAGAAGTGGCTGCCCGTTTCGGAGTTCCGGGATTCTTTGTGGGTCTGACCGAAGGTGCATACAACAACCTTGAGGATCAGAACATCTTCTTTATGACCTACTGCCTGAATCCGAGGCTGAGGGCATGGGAAGAAGCCCTGATCCTCAAGGTTGTTG